TGAAGCCCAGCCAATTTATTTTTCAAAAATTTGAAGCCCAGCCAATTTATTTTTCAAAAATTTGAAGCCCAGCCAATTTGTAATTACTAATTTAAGCGACGAGGCCCCACGCGTTGTGCAAACGTTTTCGTATGGAAAGTGAGTGTTTCCACAAAAAATTGGGAAAGGTCAGAGAAGGTCAAATTTTCGCACAATTCGTCAAAAATGAGAAGCTAGGCGTCAGGGCTGATCAGCCGTGGAATGCACACATACCAATGTCACGAGTCGCCTCGGCGCGTCAGCTCGCAGTGCATAATCGCAGCACATAATCGCAGCACATAATCGCAGTGCATAATCGCAGCACATAATCCCGGCGTCGCCGCGTCCGTTTAATGAGTAGTTAGTAGGTATCATCATTGTAGCTGCTTCAGGGCGAATAGGCAAAAAAGAAAACCGGGACTAAGCCCCGGCTTATGTGTAGATTATTCTATTCTATTAGTAGATATCGTCTTCCTCTGGCTGAACAGGAAATCCATTCTGTGCAACTATTCGACCACCATCTTCCCACTCAAGCCAATGATAGTAGCCTAACTTATTGTCAGCAGCGCGTAGCTCGATGTCCCAGCCCCGCGCCTCATGGGACGCATAAGTCACAGTCCCCGCGGTGCGGCGTCCCCGCGCCTCGATGACCAGATAGTCTCCAAGGTCAACCGTGAATGTAGCTTCTAGCTCGTCGTCATCGAAGTCGTCATCGTCATCTAATAGTAGGTCCTCCAGCGTCCCAGCGCCATCATCTGTGTCACTGCCGAACCCGCATTTTTCCCAGCAACTGAAATATTCTTCATCCTCATATGGACATCTGCCACTGTCACATGGGTAGATTTTATCTGCCATTACCAATCATCCTCCTCGTCGTCGTCGTATTCATCTTCGTAGCCTTCAACATAGAACTCTTTAGCCAATTCTTTTATGTCATCCTCTGTCAAGCCGCCACCAAACAAATCTTGTAATTCATCTACTGTCAAAACTACATGTAGGTCAGCCTGCGCTGCGGCTTGAATCACTGGGTCATAGTCAAGCCCGTAAGCTTCCTCTAAATCATCTCGCAGCATCCTACAGGAGCCGCACGCCTCACCTTTATATGGACATCCACTGATTTCACACATTCATCTCAACCTCCCTAGATTTGGTCAGCCTTTTAAGGGGCCCCGCATTGCTTTCAGCCTGTATGCAGATTTCTATCGACCTACAGCCTGATTTACTCCGTCTGACTGAGCTTAAAAAATATGGGCCGATTGCTTCATCAGCCCATATTCTATTGTTCGTGTCTATTTCAACTGAGCCATCAGTTTTTCTATTTTTTCTTGTTGTTCAGGTTTCAATTCATTTATATCGATTAGGTCTAGAGCTTTTCTGATTTCGTCAACGCTTGCTGATTTGATGACCTTCGTTGTAGATACGCGGTTACTGCCAACCCTAAGACTTTTGAGCCTTTCGATTTCATTTTCAACTTCTTCTAACTGTTTTGCATCTTCATCTACGAATGGTGCAGTTTTGCCTAACCTGCATTTCTTGGATTGCAAGGATTTAATTTTACGATTCAATGCGTCTTGGTCTTCTTTAAGTTCGTCATAATTTACTTCAGTTGCAGTTGGTTGATATGGTTTATTCCAAGCCAATCGAACTAGCATTTCAGCATACATTGAACCTAAGAAGGTTTGACAGACAGCCACGTTACTTCTTGGACCTTTTGCTTTTGCCTTGGACCTATCAGAACGCCTTGATTCCAATAATCTACTAAGCTGGTCTTCATCCGCACCCTTCAAGATTTCAGAATCCTTTTTAAGGGTTTCTTCGTCGAATACTGCTTCAATCAGTGCAATCACATCTGTTGTTTCACCTCTGTCCAAAGCGGTATTTGCTAGGTCAAACAGTTCAGGCTTTTGTCCTACTGTACGCATCAGTTCAACTGCCCTTGCATTGCTCGTGTTAATCAATACAGGTGTAAGCTCCAATTTTGCAGTATTACCCGCTGTTCCTTTCGCCTCGTCAAATACGAATGGGTTCAATCCATTTTCAGTTGTTTTTTTCGTCATTTTCAACACTCTCCTCATTTATTTGTTTTTGAAAGATTCCAAGTCCAACGAATTTAAACAGGACCTTTTCTCTTTCTTTATTATATCATATAATTTATGACTCGATGCGTATACCTTTATTTTAAAGTTGACACGATTCCGCTTTGCTTTTTATCTGCCGGTTTGCTACTGATGGATATTTTGCATGTCGGCGCCGACGTTTACTTTTATGGGTCAGGCTGAGCTGTGCACCTTTTGTTACAATACGATCCGGGGGCGGACTGTCTGAGTTCCTTTCCCGCTGTATACGATACGATCCGATGCGGGTTTGCTGAATCTGATCCGTGCCGCGGGTATAAAAAAAGATAGCATATATACCTATACAGGCATACATACTATCTTCTTATTAAACTATGCAATATTATATAACTTAGACTGCATTTGTTCTGCACATGTAGGTCTTTGGCTAAAGTAGGGTTGCTATCTCTGTTAACCCTTCCTACTTATTCATCTAGCATATCCTTTAGTGTATACACCGTAGCTAGCATACCTTCATAGTAGAGGTACATGTATGGCTCACTATCATCTGCTTGCCACCTTCTTAATGTTTCAATCATGGCATTTAAAGTATCTTCTTCAAATGGTGCTCCAGTCCAATCACCATTTGGATCTAGTCTCTGCATAGTATCTAGTATATTGTTTAGTGTATCCATTGGATATATAGCTGGTAGTAACTTGGCAGTAATCTTATCATGCACCCCTTTCTCTTTGAATGCATTGTCGAGTAGTCCGCGTAGGTTGCTTCCCACGTAAACTGTACCCTTTGTATTATTCTTTATTTGCCAATCTCTTCTCATCTTTGTTCCTCCTAATATTTTATTACCCATGCTCTCACTAGGGCTGCTATCTCTGTTAATCTGTAGTTACTTAATCAGCTGATATAACTGCTACTTGACCAATCAGTATCAATAATTCTTGTCTTTCATTCTCTGCCATGCAGTCCTCTAGCATTTGATACTGTGATATAAGTCTTTCTTGAATATCTATTAATGTACCCTTGTCTATTTGTGTCATTATATTCACCTCCTTATATTATTGTATAGTACTTATGCATACAGTCTCTTGTCCCTTCATTTTACCCTCTATAGTGCCCATCATTTCACAGGGCTAGTTATCTCTAACGTACCTTACTGTTACTTAGTTTTTACTTATTTAATGCTTGAAGTAATTCAGCTACTTCAGCAGCACTTAGAGTAGTCTTAGTTCCTTTCTGTAGTTTATCTACTAAACCTTCACTAAGCTGTGGTGCGTTTAATTTTTCTTTCTGTTCTCTTGCTAGTTTTCTTAATGCATCAAATCTTTCTTTAACTTCTTCCTCAGTTAAATCAAACTCTTTCATTGCTTGATCAAGCATTCTTGATTTAGCTGTAGCTATATTGTTGATGATACTATCTAATACTTTAGTATCTGTGACAGCTTCAATATCTTCTTCATTGTATTTCCAGTAGCTCTTATTCACTGTGCCTGCTGCCTTATCTGCTTTGTCTTTCTTTATCATTCTCAATTCTTTTGGTAATGCTTCATCAATGATATCTACTAATTCTAATCTTATTGCTCTGTCTGGTAGGTAACCATTGTAGTAACGATCTACATTAGTAAATCTAGTACGCTTGTCTGATACTAGATTATTATATAATGCTTTGTGTAGATTAATATCACTTGCATTACCATTGTACATTTTAACTGCACAGTCCTGAATCAATGCTGCAAATAACTTCTGGAACTCTTTCTTTGCTGTCTCCTTGTTTACCTTTCTTAATATTCTGTACTCCATGTATAGGTTATCAAAACCTAATTCCTTTGTTGTTTTTGCCATTATTGACACTCTCCTTCATTATTTTTATAATTTGGTGAACTATAGAGGGTAAATGAAGGAACAAGAGTATCTGTATGCTTACTCCTATCTGCACCTCCTTTCTTTATATTTTTAGGAGTAATAAAAGTTGGAATAATTCTACGTATCCTAGTATGATTATATTTAGTTGTCAAGGTTCACTGACACACTATTTCTTTTAAACTGACTGCCTATTTAAAGCAGTCGTTTAAAGTCAGAATTTGTGTTGCCATGTGCGTGTCTTTCTATTACGCTTAGCGCCGCGGCAATGGATCTCGTAAGCGGATTCAATCAGCATACTAGTAGGGTGCCGCGGCGATGGATCTCGTAAGCGGATCCAATCAGTACGTCAATAGAGTGCCGCGGCGATGGATCTCATAGGTGAATGCAATCAAGATCCCGTAAGCGGATCCAATCAGTACGTCAATAGAGTGCCACGGCGATGGATTTCATAAATGAATCCAGTCAAAATCACTAGAATAGAATGATCACAGTATAAAGTCAGAATTTGTAGGCTGTATAGATATGTAGATGTCAATGTCACAAAAAATAAATTTAAAAGCTTATAGTTTTACTGGTCCTAAAAGTCAAAAAATTACGTATAATATTATATAAGGGGTAAAGGGAATAGAGTAAGAAGGGAGGAGGAGACTATGCCAAAAAAGAAGCCAGTAGATAAAGAAATCAAAACAAAGCAGCTAAAAAAGACTGAGGAGCAAAAGATAGCAGAAAACCTACCTACTAAAAAAGATCCATTCTGGCCTGAAGGCGTCGCACCACAACATTTATCAGTAGAACAACGTCGAACAAAAGAGATAATCGAGGAGTATGGAATAGATGAAGAATGGCATTGTAAGAAGTGTGGATCAAAATCAAATCGTAGTCAAAAGGATCCAACATTATGTGAGCTATGCGCGTTACCTGTGTCACAGAATAGTAGTTTAGCAAGGCGAATAAACTCAGATTGGATGGAGCAAGCACAGGAACTAGGCATCGCGCTATTTGAGAGACAACCTGAAGAAACTGATGTAGAATGGCGAATATGGTGTGCATATAGAGGATATTACCCGCTTAAGCTACCAACATACTCAGAATTAGCTACGAGTGTAGGTTGTGCAGTGCAGACAGTAGTTAGAACAGCACAAAAGTGGAGTTTTAAGGTTAGACTTATAGAATGGGCGCGTCACACAGATTCAGACATACAAGAGAAGCGAATAAAAGCTATTCGTGAGATGAATGCTAAGCAACTCACTATGGCTCAGAAGATACAGGATAAACTACAAATAGCAATAGATGCATTAGAGCCGGAGACGCTTAAGCCAAATGAGCTGGTAAATCTCTTTAAGATGTCTATGGAGCTTGAGCGCCGCATCACTGAGTATACAGAAGACAAGGTGGAAAGTACAGCTGTAGTTAGTAGCACCAAACAGCAAGAGGTAACTAAGCAAGAAGATATTGGTGAAGTGCTACAAATACTGCAGAAGGCTGGCATGCTAGAGGGCAAGCAACTCGGGGTCGAGCAAACAACTAGAGTAGTAGTTAAAGATACAGAAAGGGGGAATGGGCAATGACCAGTAGATTAACATACACTCCAAAGACGTATGTGTGTAGCTGCTGTGGCAAAGAGAAGCCTGCAAGTGAGTTTTACAGGCAAAGCTACACTGGGGAGCCCACTATGCAGTGCAAAGAGTGCATTAACATTAAGCGCTCAGTGCAGCGTCACAAGGCTAAGCATGGCAGGTTTGTTAGCAAAGAGAAATGTAGGTCGATGGTAGATTCAATAGACTATACACTGCAGGACTGGCAGGATGCCATGCTATACTTTGAGGGTAGATGCCCGATATGTGGTAGGAAGGAAGGCAGAGCTAGAAAGGAACGCTTCGATCGAGATCACATCATCCCATTAAGCATGGGTGGTAAGACAGTTAGGGAGAATATTATGCCATGCTGCCCTACGTGCAATAGGGGCAGAGGCAACAGAGAGATTTTTAGCTGGTTCAGAGCACAACCTACATGGACCCAAGCCCGTGAGGATAAGATTAGAGGGTGGATGGAGCAAGGGGGTGATGTTGAATGATAGAGCATGGGAATCTTTCTCCAAATGATATTAGGGCATTGCAGCAGGCATTAACGCCTAAGATGACTAAGTATATACCTGTAAGACCAACAGCTAAACAGACAGCTGCCCTTCTTATGAATAATGTGAAAGAAATGCTCTATGGTTGAAGACTGACGGGGCGGCCGGAGGGGGTAAAAGTGTATTTTTGCTAATGGCAGCACTGCAATATGTAGATACACCAAACTATGCTGCTATATTATTCCGTAGAACATTCTCCGACTTAATGCTTCCCGGGGCGCTAATTCCAATGTCGCAACAGTGGCTGCAGCCATGGATCGAAAAGGGACTAGTGCAATGGAAAGATAAGGAGAAAAAGTATATTTTCCGTGAATCAGGAGCAACGCTATCATTCGGTTATCTTGAAAATGGTGGTGACCACTTCAGATATCAGGGAGCAGAATTTCAATTTATTGGCTTTGATGAGGTTACGCATATCATTCCAGAAAGTTATAGGTATATGTTCTCACGTTTAAGACGTAAAAAGGGTATCAATGCGCCTCTACGCGTGCGCGCGTCGGCTAACCCTGGTGGTGAATTCGGGGACTACTATTATGACAGATTCTTTGTAGATAACGTAGACGAGAATACTGGTAAAAAGAAACGAATATTCCTACAGGCAGGCCTCAATGATAACCCGCACGTAGATGCTGAAGCATACAGAGAGGCCCTCGCTGAATTAGACCCTATCACAAGGGCCCAACTGGAAGATGGCAACTGGGAAATAAGGCCAAAAGGTGATTTATTTGATAAGTCATGGCTGCTTACAATAGACTATGCAAGCATTCCAACATATACCCGATGGGTTAGGTTTTGGGACTTAGCTGCAATAGACCCTAAGTATAAGAAAAAGAATGCAGACAAGCGTGAGCCAGACTGGACTATAGGCTTTAAGCTAGGCATGGCAGATGGCTGCTACTATGTAGGTGATATTATTAAGGTTCAAAAAAGTCCCGGGGATGTTGAGAAGCTAGTTTATAATACAGCAGTAGCAGATGGTTACCCATGTGCAATTAGGATGGAGGAAGAAGGCGGCTCATCAGGCATTGCAAATACTCAGAGATATGCTAGGGAAATACTTCAGGGCTTTAACTTTGCTGCTGTAAAGCCTGTAGTCTCAAAAATAGAGAGGGCTAGGCCAGTAGCTGCTGCATGTCAAGTAGGTAGTGTATTTGTGAGCAACAGATGTAGGAATCTACTAGACTTTTATGCACAATTAGAGGCATTTCCTAATGGTGCAAAGGATGATATTGTCGATGGCTTTTCAGGTGCATTTGCATACTTTAAACCAAAAATAGGTTGCTTTGTACCGCCAACGACAAAGCATATATCAAAATCAACTAGACGAAATATACAGAAGAATAGGGTGCCATTAATACATGATGGATCATACTGGCATAACTCAATGAGAAATTTCTAGGAGGTGAAGAGAAATGAAAATATTCGGATATGAAGTAAGCAAAGCAAAAGCACAAAAGCCAAAAACAAGCCCAGTAGGTATGATAGGGCTAAAAACATCATCAGGATTAGTAGATGAAGAGTTTATACGTGATTTGAGGTGGCCTGATGCTGGTAAAATCTATCAAGAGATGTCGAGTAATGATGCCGTTGTAGGTGGCTGTCTGTATTTAATAGAAACACTCCTTCAAAAAGCTACATGGACAGTTAAAGCAGCTACAGAGGATAGTGCAGATGTTGAACATGCTAAATTCCTTGAATCATGCATGCATGATATGGAAGATCAAACATGGACTGAATTCATTAGTGAAGTATTATCTATGCTAACGTATGGATTTAGCTTCCATGAAATAATCTACAAAGTACGTCGTGGCCCTGATGAGCGCGATCCAAAGTTTAGATCTAGATATTCTGATGGTAAGATTGGTTGGAGGGAAATGCCAATACGTTCACAGACAACATGGAGTGAATGGACCTTCGATGAACAGACAGGTAAGCCTCTAGAGTTTGTACAGGACCCTGGTTTGGCGGGAGCACAAGGGGATATTGTCAAAATTCCTATAGAGGGCAACTTACTGTTTAAGACTAAATCATCAAGAAACAATCCTGAGGGTCAATCAATATTACGTAGAGCATATCGTAGTTGGTACTTTAAAAGGTTCATCGAGGAGCTTGAGGGTGTTGGCATCGAGAGAAACTTAGCAGGAATCCCTGTGTTGCAACCCCCCTCTGATATTGCTATATTTGATCCAAACAATCCAGAGATGGTTGAGCTACTTTCATGGTCGCAGGACCTAGTAGATAGCTTAAGACAAGATAGGAATCATGGCGTAGTTATTCCTGGTGAATGGACGCTTAAACTATTAGGTGCAGAGGGTGCGAATAAAGCAATAGATACTGATAAAGTCATCCACAGGCACGAGGCAAGGATAGCAATGACAATGCTAGCAGATGTGGTTATCATGGGTGGTGACCGTACTGGATCCTTTGCATTGGCTGAAGTTAAGCAAAGCTTATTTATGTCATCACTACAATCAATATTAAATAATATCTGTGATACGCTCAATACTAAGGCTGTACCAAAGTTATTTAGCTTTAATGGTATCATTCTTGAGGAATATCCAAAGATAGTAGTAGATGACTTAGAGACCCCATCTATCAAAGAAATCGCATTATTACTGAGATCAATGAAGGTAGATGTAACTACAAATAAGACACTGTATAACTTCTTACTAGATTTGATCAATGCACCAGAGCTTACTCAAGAAGAATTTGATGCACTTGCAGGAGATCCTTCTACAGATGATACAGATACAAACCCTGATGGACCAAGTGAATCTGATGACCACTATCAAGATGATGCAGAAAATGATTTTAAGCAAAGTGATTTAGATTACATGTAAAAGGAGGGAAGATAAATGGCTGATAAAGTACTATTTACATCCAGTGTAGAACTCATACCAATGCGTAAGGGTATCTACAAGGATCCAGTTGAGGACTTGGCAGGATTTTATTTATCCATAAGTAAATCTACAAAGCCTCGAAGGCCAAGAATGTGGGGGGATGATGATGAATATGATGCTGTTATGCGAAACTTCGGTATGACACCCGGTAAGCCCGGTGAAGAGATTGAACAACAGCTAGTATTTGGTTGGGCTAATGTTACATTACAGGAAGATGGTACAGCACCGTTTGATTGGCAGGGTGATGTGATTGAGACAGAAGTCTTAGAGGCAGCTGCATATAATTATGTGCTTCAACATGGCTTATTAAATCAGGAACATGAGCAGGGTACTGATTGTGGTTGGCTTGTAGAAAGTATGATGTTTACAAAAGAGAAAATGTCTGCATTAGGCATTCCTGATGGAACAGTGCCTGAAGGATGGTTTGTAGGTTTTTATATCCCAGACCCAGATGTATACAAGAAAGTAAAAAGTGGTGAATATAATATGTTTTCCATTGAGGGTACAGCCAGAAGAATTCCATTAGAGTAGCTATCAGGCTGGCTAGAAAAATAAATTTTAAAGTTTACGAAAACACTGGTCCTAAAAGACAAAAAATTACGTATAATATTATATAAGGGGGTTTAAGAGATGGATTCGCAGACATATGCAACTGCACAAACCGTCTTAGTTGATTTGGACCTGTACAAGGTTGCTCTATGCGACCAAGGGGCCAATTCACGAGCAAATATATTATTAACGAAAAGAAAGGAGAATAAGAATATGGCAAAAACATTTGATGAGCTTATGACAGCTCTACAACCTGATCAAGCTACTTTGATCAAATCGCATATAGAGGCTATTGAAAAGACAAAAAAGGATGACATCGACAAACTCAATGGAACAATCACTACTTTGAAGTCTGAATTAGCTACATTAAAGGAGGCAGTTGGTAAAACAAAACCTGTCGAAGAAAAGCCTAAGGAAGATGATGTTACTAAGAATGCGTCTCCAGAAGTTGTAGCATATATTACAGAACTTCAAAAAAGTGTTAAAAGCCTTGTGGCAGCACAAGAAGAAGTTGTTGCTAAAGCACGTTTTGAAGAAGTAAAAGCATTGCCAGTAGAAGAGGAAACATTGAAATCCGTTCTTAAGAGTGCTTCACCTGCAGTATTTGATATTCTTAAGAAGGCTGCTACAGCAGTTACAGAATCTGTACTTGCTACTAAAGGGAAGGATGCATACAACAATAATTTTACTGGTACAACTGATTCAGCATATGCAACACTTGAAAAATCAGCAAAAGAATTAATGAAGAAGAGTGCTAGTTTAACTTTTGAACAAGCATTCACTGAAGCATGTGAAAATGATCCAGCTACATATGCTAAGTATGTGAAAGGAGCTGAATAATAATGCCAACTGCTTTCGAAGCTATAACTGAAAAAACCGCATGGTATGCAGCTGAAACATTAGACAGACATATGGCTGCAGAATTTGATGCAAATGGTAAACTTATAAATGCTAAGGGTGCCGGTCAATTTGTAGGCATTGTACAATATGGTGCTGAAAACATTGACGACATGGCAACAGTAGTTAAGGGAATATTCCCAGCAATAGGCTCAGTAGAAATAACAGCAGGAGCAAAAGTAACTATTGATACTGCAAACCCCGGCAAGTTTAAGGTAGCTACAACAGGGGACATGGTATATGGCACAGCGCTTTCAGCAGCCGCAGCAGGTGATTTATTTTCACTAGCCATAGCAGATGTAACACAAAGTATTGCCTAATATTATGAGATGAGAGGAGAGAATATAAATGCCTGAGATGACAAATTTAGGTCATATTGACCGAGCACTGACCAATATGTCTGTTGCATATATGCAAAGTGCAGACGCGTTTATTGCAGACAAAGTTTTTCCAATAGTAAATGTAACCAAACAATCAGATGTTTACTATGAATATAGTAAAGCTGATATGTTTAGAAATGAAGTTGAGGAACGTGGTAGAGCAGTAGAATCAGTTGGAGGTAACTTCAATATAAACCTTGCAGATCCATACCACTGTAAGAAGTATGCTTACCACTATGACATTACGCAAGAAGAAAGAGTAAATTATGACAAACCTTTAGATGTAGATAGGGATGCAGCAAGTTGGCTAGCGCAAAAGATGCTACTTAAGAGAGAAGTTGATTTTGCTAATAAGTTCTTTAAGGCAGGTATATGGGGTACTGATGTTACTGGTGTAACAACTACTCCAGAAGGTGCACAAATAAAGAAATGGTCCGATGCTACATCAGATCCAGTTCAAGATGTTAACAACTACATGTTGAAGATGGCTGAGAATACTGGTAAGAAACCAAACTTTATTATTATGTCACCTGATGTTTTCTATGCATTAAAGAATCATGATGCCATTATGGACAGAATCAAATATACACAAAAAGGTGTTATTACAACTGAACTAATAGCATCACTATTTGAAGTTGACAAGATCTACATTCCTTGGGGTGTTATAAACAAAGGTCCACAAACGCCTGCTTATGATACAACAAAGACTGACATGCAATTCCTTTATAAAGGTAAGATGCTCCTTGGATATAAGACAGATAGACCAGCATTGAAAGAACCTACAGCAGGTTATATATTTGCTTGGACAGGTCTTGAGGGTGCATCAGCATATGGTTCAAGAATGGTTAGAATCAAAATGGATCAATTAGGTTTAGGCACAGAAAGAATAGAAATGGAAATGGCTTACGATCAAAAAATCATTTGCAAAGACATGGGTATGTTCTTTACTGATTTAGTCTAGGAGGTGCTTCAATATGGAGTATCTCGTTTTACAGAGGTTTCGTTCATATGGTAAAACACACATGAAGGGAACTATTGTAGATGAATCTCAAATAAGGTCCCCACGACTTAGACAGTCTGAGGGGAAAATAATTCCGGCGGTCTCCTCCTTTGAGGTTCCTATAGAGGAAGAAGTTAAACCTGAACCTATGACTTCTTCCTCTGGGGTATCTTCACAGGAATTCAATATATCAGTTGGGCATGCAGTTGAACCTGAGCATGAATCCAAGCCTGCACCTGAGATATCTGAGGCAGTTAAAAAATTAGTGTTTAAGAAGACT